TCAAAACCGCGTAATAGAGAAAAGAGGGGTGTTATACCCTGGAAACGAACACGTCGGTGCATTTGGTTGTGACTCATACGATATATCAGGAACAACAGACGGGCAAGGTTCAAAAGGCGCGCTGCACGGATTAACTAAATTTAGTATGGAAGAGGCTCCTGCAAATATGTTTTTTCTTGAATATATCGCACGGCCACAAACAGCTGAAATGTTTTTTGAAGATGTATTAATGGCATTACACTTTTATGGTATGCCAATACTTGCGGAAAACAATAAACCTAGATTATTATATTATTTAAAGCGTAGAGGTTATAGAAAGTTTTCAATTAATAGACCTGACAAAACTTTTAACAAGTTATCTACTGCTGAAAAAGAAATTGGCGGAATGCCAAACTCAAGTGAAGATATTAAGCAAGCTCATGCAGCTGCAATAGAATCATATATACAAAAATATGTAGGATTAACAGGTGAAGGAACATACGGCCAAATGTATTTTAATGGTACGCTTAATGATTGGGCTAAGTTCGATCTAAACAAAAGAACAAAGTTTGACGCAGCGATTAGCTCAGGATTAGCTATTATGGCATGCAACAGACACTTGTATTCACCTAAACAAGAAAGACAAAAACTAAGTCTAAGTTTTAATATAGCTAAATATAAAAACGAAGGCATGAAATCAAAATTAATAAATAATTATGGCTGAATCAGTTGTAAAAGGTTATTTTCCAAGCCAAACGCTTAGCGACGCAGAAAAAGCTAGTCCGAAGTTCGGGAAAGACGTTGCTAGAGCAATAGAGCATGAATGGTTTAAAAAAGATTCTGCTGGAAACCGTTTTTATATTAATCAAAATCATTTTCACAAATTGAGATTATATGCGCGCGGTGAGCAGTCTGTGCAAAAATATAAAGATGAATTATCAATAAATGGTGATTTATCTTACCTGAATCTGGATTGGAAGCCAGTTCCTATTATACCTAAGTTTGTAGATATAGTAGTGAATGGCATGGCAAATAGAACTTACGATATAAAAGCATATTCGCAAGATCCATTTGGTGTAAATAAAAGAACTCGGTATATGGAAAGTATATTGAGAGATATGGCAGCTAAAGAGCTTGACTCATATATTCAAACTGAGTTTGGTATACAAACTAAAGAAAGCGGCATTACTGATCTACCAGCTAATCAGGACGAGCTAGATTTACATATGCAGCTTAATTATAAAGAGGCTATTGAAATAGCTGAAGAGCAAGCAATCGCAACAACATTTGAAAAGAACAGATACGAGCTTACTAAAAAGCGCATGTATTATGATTTAGCTGTTTTAGGTATTGGCGCTGTAAAAACAACATATACTAATTCTGAAGGAATAACAATAGATTATGTTGATCCTAGCAATTTAGTTTATTCATATACTGATTCTCCTTATTTTGAAGATATATATTATATAGGCGAGATAAAAACAATACCTATTAATGAATTGAAAAAGCAATTTCCAAATTTAACAAATGAAGATTTGGAAAAATTAGCAGGAGGTGCATATTCTAATTATAAAGCTTATAACAAATTTACAAGCACAAAGAATAGAGATGATAACAATACTGTTGATGTATTATATTTTAATTATAAAACTTTTCACAACGAGGTATATAAAGTTAAAAATACAGTAACAGGTGCTGAAAAAATTATAGTTAAAGATGAAAACTTTAACCCTCCTATGGATCCTCGTGCTAGGTTTGAAAGAATAGCCAGGAATATAGAAGTATTATATGATGGTGTGTATGTACCAGGGGCTAACATGCTATTAAAATGGCAGCTATGTGAAAACATGCTACGCCCTAAAAGCGATGCTGCAAAAGTTAGAATGAATTATTCGGTCGTAGCACCTCGTATGTATAATGGACGTATTGAATCTTTAGTTAGTAGAATTACTACATTCGCTGATATGATTCAAATAACACATTTAAAATTGCAGCAGGTGATGTCGCGTATGGTTCCTGACGGTGTTTACTTAGATGCGGACGGGCTTGCTGAAATAGATTTAGGTAATGGTACAAACTACAACCCGCAGGAAGCATTAAATATGTTTTTCCAAACTGGTTCTGTAATTGGTAGATCATTTACGTCTGACGGTGATATGAACCCAGGCAAGGTACCTATTCAAGAAATTAATTCAAATAGCGGTAGTAATAAAATAGCTTCACTTGTAAGTACATATAATTATTATTTACAAATGATGAGAGATGCTACTGGATTAAATGAGGCTAGAGATGGAACAGCACCAGACCCAAAAGCATTGGTAGGTGTACAAAAACTTGCAGCTGCAAATAGTAATACTGCTACGCGTCATATATTGCAAAGTGGTTTATTCCTAACGGCAGAAACAGCAGAAAAAATATCTTTACGAATATCTGACGTTATAGAGTATTCTCCGGCTAGAGAAGCATTTATACAAGCAATAGGCATACATAATGTTTCTGTGTTATCTGAATTAGGTGAACTTCATTTACACGACTTTGGCATATTTATTGATTTAATGCCGGATGAAGAAGAAAAGCAAAAGCTTGAAAATAATATACAAGCTGCATTGAGTGGTGGCCTTGTTGATTTGGAAGATGCTATTGATCTTAGAGAAATAAAAAATGTTCAATTAGCAAATGAAATGCTAAAAGTGCGACGTAAGAAAAAACTTGAGCGTGATCAAAAAATGCAGCAACAAAATATTCAAGCTCAATCTCAAGCTAATGCTCAGGCGCAGCAAGTTGCGGCTCAAGCGGAGGTGCAAAAACAACAAGCTTTAACTAGTCAAAAGGCTCAATTAAAGCAACTAGAATCTCAGCTTGAAATGCAAAGATTAAGCAATGAAGCTAATTTGAAAAAAGAATTAATGAAGCTCGAATTTCAAATGAACATGCAGCTTAAAGGATTAGAAGTTGAAAGCGCTAAGTCTGCTATAAAAGAAAAAGAAGACCGTAAAGACGAGCGAACAAAAATACAAGCATCACAGCAGAGTGAGCTTATAAATCAAAGAAAAAATAATTTACCGCCAAAAGTATTTGAATCTGCAGGAAATGATATACTTAGCGGTGATTTTGACTTAGGTTCTTTTGAACCCAAGTAATGTATAGTGTATAATCTTATAATATTTTATTATGTCTGAAAACGTTGAAGCAAAAGTCGTTGAAAGCGAAGAGCTATCAATACAAGAAAAAGAAGAACTTGTGCAAGAAAAAGCAGGGGCCGTATTTGAAGACGGCATGTACAAGGTTGATTTAACTCAACCGCCTGCAGAACAAACTGAACAAACAGAAGATGCCATTCAAGAACCAGAAGCAGAGGGCAGCGTGTTACGCGGAGATGAACCGGCTGAAGAAGCAAGGGAAGAAGCCCAAGTGGAACTGCAAGAAGTACGACAAGAAGAAGAAGTAAAAGAAGAAACTGAAGAACCAGTTTTAGAAGAACTTACAGAAGTTGAAGAAACGCAAGAAGAAACTATTAAAGAAGTAGAGGATCTTGCGGAAGAAGTTGAAGAAGCATTTCAAAAAGAAGAGGAGCAAGGTATAGAGCTTCCTGAAAATATTCAAAAAGTTGTTGATTTTATAAATGAAACAGGCGGATCGCTTGAAGATTATGTAGCGCTTAATAAAGATTATTCAAATGTAGATGATCTTGCGTTGCTTAGAGAGTATTATCAACAATCTAAACCGCACTTGTCATCAGATGAGATTGATTTTCTTATTGAAGATAAATTTACATTTGATGAAGAAGTCGACGATGAAAGAGACGTCAAAAGAAAAAAGCTGGCTTTCAAAGAAGAAGTAGCAAGTGCTAAATCTGAACTTGAAGGTCTTAAAACCAAATACTATGAAGATATTAAAGCTGGGTCTAGGCTAACACCAGATCAACAAAAAGCTGTAGATTTCTTTAATAGATATACCAAAGAAAACGAAGAAACATCAAAAATAGCCAAACAAGCTCAGAATGTGTTTTTACAAAAAACAGATCAAGTGTTTAATGATGAATTCAAAGGTTTTGAGTTCAAGGTTGCAGATAAACGCTATAGATTTAATGTAAAAAACGC